TCATTCTAATTTATGTACTGAGATTACTTTACCAACAAGTGACAATAGAACAGCAGTGTGTTGTTTGTCTTCTGTAAATTTAGAAAAGTATGATGAGTGGAAGAATGATACATTATTTATACCAGATTTAATTAGATTCTTAGATAATGTGTTACAATATTTTATTGACTATGCACCTGAAGAATTATTTAGAGCTAGATTTAGTGCAAACAATGAAAGAAGTTTAGGTTTAGGAGCTATGGGTTTTCATGCTTACTTACAATCTAAAGGTATTCCGTTTGAATCTGTATTAGCTAAGTCATTAAATTTAAAAATATTTAAAAAAATAAAAGAACAAGCAGTAGAAGAGTCTAAAAGACTAGCAATTAAAAGAGGTGAAGCACCTGACATGGAAGGTACTGGTATGCGTAATGCACACTTGTTAGCTATAGCACCTAACGCTTCGTCTTCTATTATTTGTGGCACTACTTCACCTTCAGTAGAACCATATAGAGCAAATGCCTATGTGCAAAAAACAATGTCAGGTTCGTTTTTAGTTAAGAATAAGTATTTAGAAAAATTATTAGAGAAGAAAGGAATTAATAATGATACTACTTGGACTTCAATTCTTGCCAATCGTGGCTCAGTTTTGCATATAAAAGAATTATCTGATTACGAAAAAGATATTTTTAAAACTGCTATTGAGATTAACCAACAATGGGTAATAGAACATGCGGCAGACAGACAACAATATATTTGTCAAGGACAATCTATAAATGTGTTTGTACCTGCTGACGTAAATGTAAAAGAGCTACATGATATACACATGTTAGCTTGGAAACGTAAACTAAAAACACTATACTACTGTCGTTCAGAAGCTATTAAACGTGCAGAGTTAGTGTCTAAAAAAATAGAAAGAACAATTATACCTGAAGCTGATTGTTTATCATGTGAGGGATAATGACAGATAGCAGTATATTTGACCACATAGACAAGCCAAGACGTAAGCGTTGTAATTGTAACTGTAAAAAGAAACAACAAAAACAAACAGTTTTATGGACTGTTTATCATACAATCTTGGCAGTAGAATTATTAGCAATAATAATAATAGAAGGGATAGAATTATTTTATGGGCTTTAAAGACTATAAGATTAGAGATGGCGTACACATTCCTAGTGAAGCATACAGAAAAAATTATGATGCTATCTTTAAAAAGAAAAAATGTAAAACACACACAAAAGAAAAAGAAAACAATAATGAGTGTTGTCACTCAGAAGAAGAACAATATTTAAAGGAGTTAGAAAAAAAATTATGAGTTTATTTAAAGAACGTATACACTACAAACCATTTGATTATGAGTGGGCTTTTGAATCTTATGACATGCAACAAAAAATGCACTGGCTACCTAGTGAAGTACCATTGCATGAAGATGTAAGAGACTGGAACGAAAGACTTACAGTAGAAGAAAAAAATTTAATATCACAAATACTTAAATTCTTTACTCAAGGTGATGTAGATATAGCTCAAGCATATTTAGATAAATACATACCTAAATTTAAACCACCAGAAGTAAGAATGATGTTGTCTGCTTTTGCTACAAGTGAAGCTAATCATGCACATAGTTATTCATTACTTAATGATACTATTGGTTTACCTGATAAAGAGTACAAAGCATTTCAAGAATACAAAGAAATGTCTGATAAACATAACTATTTATTTGAAAGTAAAGGTAAAGGATTAGAAGGATTAGCTAGAGAGATGGCTTGTTTTTCTGCATTTGGTGAAGGCTTACAGTTGTTTGCTTCGTTTGTTATGCTACTAAACTTTCAAAGATATGGTAGAATGAAGGGCATGTGTCAAATAGTTACATGGTCTATAAGAGATGAAACGCATCACGTAGATGGTATGATTAAATTATTTCATCAATTAATAAAAGAAAATCCTAATATTTGGACAGAAAAATTTAAGAAAAGTATATATCAAACAGCTAGAGATATGGTAGATTTAGAAGATAGATTTATTGATTTAGCATTTAGCATGGGTGGTATAAGAGGATTAAAAGCAGAAGAAGTTAAACAATATATTAGATATATAGCTGATAGAAGATTGTTACAATTATCATTAAAACCTAATTATGGTGTAAAACATAACCCTCTAGGTTGGTTAGATTGGGTATTAAATGGTGTAGAACATGCTAATTTCTTTGAAAACAGGGCAACAGAATACAACAAAGGTACAGTAACAGGAGACCTTTGGAAGTAAAGTTCCCTTTTTAGACGAATAAAACTATGGAAGATTTAACATTACCAAGTAACGTAGATGATTTAGTGAAACTATTAAACGAGACGTTTCCTGAAAAATCACCTGAATTAAAAGACGATACTAAAACTATTTATTTTAAAGCAGGACAGCGTGATGTTGTAAAATTTATTAATAACTTAAAAGAGAGAACGGAGAAATAAATATGTGTACTAGCAGACCTAAAGTCCCTGCTCCACAACCTGCTCCGCCAATGCCTGTGAATACATCACAGACAGTAGGTGAAGAATTATCACCACAGTTGGTTACAGCAGACGAGCAAGACGTTAAAAAGAAAAAGAAAAAAGTTAAAAAATCAGGAACAAGCTCATTACAAACTACTTCAGGTGTAAACGTAGCAACTGGTTCTGGCTTAAATATTTCTTAATAAATGGAATACATGGATAACGATTTTACACAAGGTACAGCAAGACAGCGTTATTCTAAACTAAAACAACATAGAGAACATTTTTTAGATAGAGCAGAAGAGTGCTCTGAATTAACTATTCCGTCTCTTATTCAACCTGATGGTTTTACAGACTCATCAGATTTATATAACCCCTTCCAATCAGTAGGAGCTAGGGGAGTCAACAATTTAGCTTCTAAACTTTTATTATTATTACTTCCCCCAAACTCACCATTTTTTAGATTATCTATTGCAGGTAAAGCAAAAGAAGATTTACAAGAAAGAGCAGAATTAAAATCAGAAGTAGAAAAATCTTTAGCTACTATTGAAAGAGAAGTATCTAATAAAATAGAACAACTAGCATTAAGAGTATCTGTATTTGAAGCACTAAAACATTTAATTGTTGCAGGTAATGTACTTACTTATTTACCTAAAAAAGGTAGCATGAGAGTATTTCCATTAAGTCAATACATTTGTCAAAGAGATAGTTCAGGTAATGTTTGTGAAATTATTGTTCAAGAAAAAATGAGCGTAATGGCATTAGATAAAGACATTGCCGCACAAATAATGTCTGACCCTAATTACAAAAAAGATGAAGAAGTAGAATTATATACACACGTTTATAAATTATCAAATGATGAATTTTATGTTTGTCAAGAAGCTAATGGTATTAAGATACCATCTACTATTGGTAAATTTAAAAAAGACAGATTACCATATCAAGCTCTAAGAATGATTAGAGTTGACAATGAAGACTATGGAAGAGGCTACGTTGAGGAGTTCTTGGGAGACCTCAAGAGCTTAGAAGGATTATCACAATCACTTGTAGAATCTGCGGCGGCTTCTAGTAAAGTAGTATTTCTTGTAAGACCTAATGCAGTAACAAGAAAAAAAGATTTATCATTAAGTAGAAATGGTGACATTATAACTGGTACAGCAGAAGATGTGTCTGTACTACAAGCACAAAAACAATTTGATTTACAAGTTGTAGAAAGAATGATAGCAAAATTAGAAGAAAGATTATCATTTGCTTTCTTATTACATACAGCTATACAAAGACAAGCTGAAAGAGTAACAGCACAAGAAATAAGATTTATGGCAGAACAATTAGAAACTGCTATGGGTGGTGTATATTCTTTATTATCACAAGAGTTCCAACTTCCATTAGTTGCAATACTTATGAAAAGAATGGAATCAGCAAATGAAATACCAACTTTACCAAAAGGTTCAGTAAATCCTACTATTATTACAGGTATTGAAGCTCTAGGTAGAGGTAACGATTTACAAAAATTAAGAGAATTTGTAGCTGAGATAGGTAACTTAGCTCAAATAAATCCTGCGGTTGTTCAATCATTAAACCCTGATGATTTAATAAAACGTATTGCTACTGGTTTAGGTATTGATACAGACGGATTAATTAAATCACAAGAACAAATGGCACAGGAAGCGGCGGCTCAAGAAGAGCAAATGCAAAACGAGCAAATGATGGGTATGGCTGAAAAAGCTGTAGCACCAGTTGCAAACAATTTATCTAAACAACAATAATTAAGGAAACAAAATGGTAGACTCAGTAGAAATAAAAACAGAAGAAACTACTAGCGAAAAGCCAGTAGAGGAGAAACAGTCCACACAAAGTGTTCAAGGCTTACCAGAAAAATTTAAGTCAGTAGAAGATTTGGCTAAAAGTTATTCTGAGCTTGAAAAGAAACTTGGTGAACAAACTCCTAAACAAGAAGAAGTTGACCCAGTAAGTGCTACAAAATTAAAAGAAGAAGCTCCTAAACAAGAAAATAGTTTAGAAATAGCTGAAGATGCTGTAGAAAATGCAGGATTAAATTTTGATACACTAGCACAAGAATATGCTGAAAAAGGTCAATTAGGTGATGAATCATATAAAGCATTAGAACAGTCAGGTATTCCAAAAGCATACGTTGACCAATTTATTGCAGGACAAAAAGCTATAGGTGAACAACAAACTACTAATGTAAAAACTATGGTAGGTGGCGAAGAAGCATATAATGAAATGGCATCATGGGCATCTAAAAATATGTCTGACGGTGAAAAGAAAGCATATAATGCGGCAGTAAATAGTGCAGATATGGACACAGTAAAATTAGCAGTAGATGGTTTACGAGCTAAATATCAAGCGGCTAATGGTACTGAACCAAGTTTAATGCAAGGTAAAGCTACACCAGTTGCAGAGCAAGGTTTTGAATCTTGGGCTGAAGTAACTGCGGCAATGGCTGACCCTCGTTATTCAAAAGACCCTGCTTATCAAGAAGCAGTAAAACAAAAACTAGCTAACTCAGAGTTATAATATGTGGTTAGGAGTCTTGAAAAAGATATATGAAGCAGAACAGTCTGAGGCTTCAGCAGTTATTGATACTTTTTTACAAAAAAGTGTTGGTGTTGCAGACCATGATAATTTTGTCAAAACTTTAAAAACAAACTTTGACAAACTTGTTCATGCAAAACATGCTATTGAAGAGCTAGATTTAATAGCTAAAAAAGTACCCCTAGTGAATGAAACAAATAAACCTAAAAAGGAGAAATAAACATGCCAATGGGAAAAGGAACATACGGTTCTAAAAAAGGAAGACCAAGCAAAGCATTAAAAGGTGGACAAAAAAGACTACCTATGGCTTTGAAAAAGAAAATAATGAACAGTAAGAGGAAAAAATAATGGCGGCTAAACGAGGATTATACGCTAATATACATGCTAAGAGAAAAAGAATCAAAGCAGGTAGTGGCGAAAAAATGCGAAAAGTAGGAGCTAAAGGTGCACCTACTGCTAAGCAATTTAAAAGAGCGGCTAAGACAGCTAAGAAAAGGTAGTCATGGTTGCGAAAAAACATCAGAATCCTAGTGGTGGTTTAAACGCCGCAGGAAGAAGATACTTTAATTCGCAAGGTATGAACCTAAAAGCTCCTGTAACTGGCAAAGTAAAACGTGGTTCAAAAGCGGCAGGTCGTAGGAAGTCGTTTTGTGCTCGTATGTCAGGAGTAAAAGGAGCTATGAAAGATAGTAAAGGTAGACCTACAAGAAAAGCTCTAGCTTTACGAAAATGGAAATGTTAATATAGTTGTGCAACCTACTTAGGTGGCAACTGCCAACACAATTTAGCCAAATAACTTGACCTACTGCGGTAGACAATCTTGACTAAATAACTGAATTGAAGAGGCTTTTATAAATAAACGTCATAATATAAAGGAGAAACACTATGGCAAATGCAGTACCTGCAAAAATCGGTAATGTAAACAGTGGTTCTACTAGAGATGATGCTCTGTTTCTAAAAGTATTCGCAGGTGAAGTTATTACTTCATTTGAAAGAGCTTCAAAAACAGAAGGTGCAGATATGGTAAGAAGTATCTCATCTGGCAAGTCAGCAACCTTCCCAGTAATGGGCAGAATTGCGGCTGAATATCACTCAGTAGGAAACGAGATTAACGGTTCAGCAGTAAATCACAACGAAAAGGTTATTACAATTAATGACCTTTTAATCTCATCAGTATTCTTATCAAATATTGAAGAGGCAAAAAACCATTGGGACGTAAGAAGTGCGTACTCACAAGAGCTAGGAAGAGCATTAGCTTTTGTTAAAGATAAGCATATCTTACAAACAATCGGTCAAGCGTCACTAACTACTACACCAAACGTAACAGGTGGTGACACTACAAGTAACATAACTAACACAGGCATTGCGTCTTCTACAGATGCAACTGCGGCTAACGCAATGATAGATGCTATCTTTGCGGCGGCTAAAGAGCTTGATGCAAATTATGTTCCTGCGGAAGGTAGAAAATGCTTCCTAAGATTGGAAGAATACTACAAACTAGCTAACGCAACAAATGCAGTAAACGTAGATTTTAGTGGTAGAGGTTCTATCGCTGAAGGTAAAGTTCTAAGAATTGCAGGAATTGATTTAATACCAGTTCCTCATTTTGTGGACTCTAACGTAAACTCAGGAGTAGACCAAGGTTCAGCTACTAACGGTGGTTCAAACCCACAAGCTGTAAACTTATCTAACTTCGTTGCTTTAGTATCTCACCCAAGTGCTGTAGGTACAGTTAAACTTATGGACTTAGGTGTTGAAAAAGAGTACGACATCAGAAGACAAGGTACGTTAATGGTTGCTAAATATGCTATGGGACATGGTGTATTAAGACCAGAAGCGGCTGTAGGTATTAAAGAAGCGTAATAGTTTCTTAATACTAATTAGATTAGGGGGAGTCAAATCCCCCTTTTCTACTTTACAAAGGAAAATAATGGCAACACAAATTACACCAACTACAGAGTTACAAGCAGTAAATACTATGCTGAGTGTGATAGGCGAAGCTCCTGTCAACTCAATCACAGGTACAACAACTGTAGATGTATCAGTCGCTAAAAATATTCTTGACGAAACGTCTTTATCAATACAATCGCAAGGTTGGAATTTTAACACTAATTATGAATACAAATCTTTATCTTTAGATAGTAATAGTAAAATACCTTTACCATCAAACTGTGTAAAGATAGACGCAAACAAATCTATTAGACACATAAATCTTACAATCAGAAATGGTTTTCTATATGATATGGAAAAAGACACTGATGTATTTACAAGTGTACCAAACTCAGTGGACATAGTTCTAGTCCAACAATTTGAGCATCTCCCAGAATACGCAAGACGATATATTACAATGAAAGCGGCAAGAAGATTTGCTTCAAGATTTATTGGTGATACAACAATTACACAATTAATTGGACAAGATGAAAATGAAGCATTAGTAGCATTTCAACAATCAGAAGCACAAGAATCTGACACTAATATATTAAATGGTGACTCTAATACATTTTCAATAATTAACAGAACAACTAGAAGGACTTACTAATGGGTGGTGTGGTATCTCAGTCTATACCTAATTTCCTTAATGGTATGTCTCAACAGACACCTACACAAAGAGGAATAAATCAGGGTCAAGACCAAGTTAATTTTGCAAACAATATTGTAGATGGTTTGTCAAAAAGACCACCGCTAGATTTTGTAAAAACATTAGACTCTTCTAATTTATATCCTAATACAATAAAATTTTGGAATATACAAAGAGATGAAAGCAATCAATATATTGTAGCATTTTATAATGGTGGTGTAAAAGTATGGGATTTAGATGGTAATGAAAAAACTGTAACAATACAAAGTGGTGCAAGTTATCTTACTTCTACAAATCC